CTGTAACCTTCAATGGAGAAACAGGACTTTCAGTAACTCATAAAGAAAGAGTGAAAAGGACGGATCGCAGAAATAAGGTAATAACATGCGACATTGTGAAGAATCAAAATTCTAAGTGCTGGATCAACCTCTACCAGGAAGTCAGAGACATGAAAGAAAACAAACCTAGGAGACAACTGACACATGATGAGAGAACCAAAGGACCTTCAATATTGGCTGAAAAACCACTCCTGACACCAGAGATTGTCGACTCATTTGTTAGTGATTCAAACTCTTTATGGCCCTTGCTGTACTACAATCTACATTGGAAATCACAGGTTGTTGCTAAGATGGTCCACAAAGATCAAAAGGGGGTAAGGGAAATTGCAGTCACTAACACACCAGGTCGAGTTTTATGCTACACTGTTGAAGAAGTGTCTAGGTTTTGCAGGGAAAGGGATATTTCAAAAGGGATATACGCAAATTTGATTGAAGAGAAAATCAAAGATACTAAGGTGCAGGAAACTTTTGATCTGTATCAAAGGCTTAAGTTCATAAAGGATGGTGAGAACTCAGTCATCTATGACAATGCAGATTGCAGCAAGTGGGGCCCATCTCAGTTACCTTACATTCTTTGGTTCACAGTTGCATCAAGATCATCAGATGAGACTTCTGCTCTCATCCTCTCTATTATGAAGTTATTTTCAAACAAGGTCTTCAAGTTACCAGATGAATTCTTTCTTCATCTCCCAACACTAAAGCAGATAGCAGTTTACGAGTCAGAATGTGCCTTGAAAGGGAGAGAGATCAACAGCACATTGAAAGCACAAAAAATCCTGCAGATGTCCAGCAATGATGTAGTCAACATGGATAATCAGATACTGTTAATTGAAGAAGGAATGTTTCAGGGTTTACTTGGAGCTACAAGCAGCATACTAGCTTCCGATGTGCTTTCAGCTTCAACCCTTCTGATCGAAGATATATGCTCAGAAGCTGAACTCAAGATAACAACATTTGCAACATCTGATGATTATTCAAGATTCCATGTTTTCAAGAAAATACAAGATAAGGGAGTCTATCACTGGATGAAAAAATCATTATCTATCCTCCTTAATTTTAGTAATGGCAATGGGATAGAAAGAAATATGAGCAAAAGCGTGTTATCAGAATTCCTTTCTGAGTTTAACAGCGCATACAGGACTGCGTCGGGCACATATATGGCTGGGATAAAATCAAGGGTATCATTTCCTAGCTTTTCTATAAGTTCTGACTTGTACCTCAGCAGCATGAGAGTAGCGACCACTGCACTTGAGTACATGAGAAAGGAAGGGTCTTTTGTCGGGTCATTGTGGGTGTGGGTGATTAATCTCAGTTTACATCTGACTCAG